TATGCCTATGAGCCGACCCAGTATGATCAGGATTGTAGACCGAAACTTGAGGCTTTTATGAGCCCATTGGTCCATGAGGCTTTTGCGCCTATTCCAGACGCAGCTGGCGAATGCCGCTGTGTTGAAGGTCGCATTAACCGCCTAAAGAAAGCGGAGCCCAAATTCAGCCCATTCGTGCAGCAATGCATGGTGGAGTTTGCTGATTTAGTCGTGTGTGGAGCGGTCCTTGAACCGGTCGATGTGGACACAGTTGTTGAGAAACAAACTCGACCGCAACAAAAGTTGTCGTTGGCAAGAGCGTTTTTAGCTGGACCAGTTGTTAAGCGGGTGTTAAAATGCTTCCTCAAAGCGGAAGCATATTCCGGGGTCAAAGATCCCCGCAACATCTCTACTTACAACGATAGTGATAAACTTACTATGGCACAGTTCGCTCTTGCGCTATCGCACCACCTGAAACAATTCTCGTGGTATGGACCGGGCAAAACCCCCGTCGAGGTAGCCGAACGTGTTGCGGAAATCTGCTCTGGAGCCTCCATGGTGAATGTCTCAGACTATCACAGAATGGATGGAACCATCACGTACTTGTTGCGTGAAGTGGATCGTATGGTGTTTATGAAAGCCTTTGAACACCACCGAGTGCCTTTGAATGAACTTTTGAAGCGCAATGTTGACAACCACGGTGTCTTGCCGCAAGGCACACATTTCGAACAAGGATCCTCGCACGGATCTGGGTGCTCTGCTACTAGCACGTCACAGACTTTACGAGCAGCTTTCACGGCCTATCTTGGATTCCGACATGCCCGCCTCCCAAATGGTGAGCGGTATGACGCCAAGCAGGCCTTTGCCGCTCTTGGGATCCACCTTGGTGATGATGGATTGGACGCTGACTTGTCCACCTCTGACCATGCGTGGGCCGCCCGAAAAGTCGGACTCGTGTTGGAAGCAGGCTCTGTATGCCGAGGGGACCGAGGGGTCACTTTCTTGGCTCGCTATTACTCACCGGATGTCTGGAATGGACGTACTGACTCTATGTGTGACATCAAGAGACAGTTGTCGAAGTTCCATACTACGCTACGCCTCCCTTTTGGGGTCACGGCTGAAGCTAAACTGGTGGAGAAAGCGATGGGATTTGTCGCGACTGACGGGAACACCCCAGTCATCGGAGAGCTCTGCCAAAAGGCAGTGGCGCTCAGTGATGACGGACTCCGAAGATCTGATCTCGGACTCAAGTCCTGGTGGGCCCAGTTCGACACCTCTGTGCAGTTTCCAAACTGCAACGACGACGGTTGGATGGACGCAGAGCTTTGTGCTCAGTTTCCCGAG